TCATAATATATCTAGCAGTATAAGCAGCAGATTCAAAAGTGAGAGTACCAACAGTAGAATAGCCATGCGGCCATAATTCTTCAAGTATTTTTGACGTATATATGTTAGACCCAGACGCCGTTCTTTTAAAAAAGACTTTATCTTGAAAATCAAGACCAAAGATACAAGCGTGGAAATGAGGGCGATCAAAAGTTTCTCCATATTCTCCTGCCATATAAAAACGAATTTTCTTGCCTTTAAAACGTTTTCTCAAACGTTTCATAAACAACTGAAAATCCTCATAATGAAGTGAGAAATCTTTAGGACAACTCAAATTATTATAAGTAAGAGTCAAAAAACAATTATCTGTATGCATTTGTGCTTCATGCATACAACGAACCGCCCACTGACGTGAGCGTTCAAGGCGACAACCAACACAACGACCACACGGAAGTGACAAAGTACGTTCCGCTTCGCTATCGTTCTTAAACGATATCGACCGCATCAACTTATCACCTTGCCACCAACTTGTCATATATGCAGTTAGTGGGTGATAACAAGCCATTAAAGTCTAAAACCGCCTCTTTGAGGTGAAGTACGCATATTAATTGATTTAGTTTTACTTACACCATGACGAAACTTCTTAGCAGCAACTTTCTTATTCATTGGCTTTCTATAAAGACTCATTTTCGTAACACTCCGTAGTTAGTTAAAAGTGGTAATTGGTGTCACCTAGCACATTTACATCAAGTAGTGTAAATGTGCTGGATTCAGTTTACACTGAATCCTTAGGTGTTTCTACTGCAGAAACGATTGGTTCAGCCACAGGCTGACCATCAATAAGACCAAGCTGAATAGCCTCATCACGATTCTGCTCATTTTCTAAAAAATTCAGCAAAGCGTTAGGATCATGGTCAAACTTCTGTCTAAGTTTGGCCGGTAACGCCATAAAAGAGGCCTCAGCCTCTTTAATTTTATTCATCGCTGAGTGATAGTCATTCACTCCGCTAAAATCGCCGTATGACGGCTCTATTGCCGTTACAGGTACTTTCCCTGTAACGCCAAACATACGAACAATCGTATTGATATCACATTCCTCTTTAAATGACTGTTTAGCAAGGGATTTTCCCTTGCATTCCAATCCAGAATCATGTGATGCAATCAACATATCGTAATTATATGGAGTACGAATATGTAATTTAGTCATATTATCTTCCTAACTTAGGTATAAGTTTCGATACCGCACCAGATGCGGAATTAACTCCAGTTGCAATATCACGCAAAGCAAATGGACCATAACCAAAATCCTTGTAATACTTGCCCTCTGCAACATTTTTAGGCATTAACGCCAATTCTTTCTGTGTTAATGCACTAGTCATACGGGCAGTAACATCTTTAAGATAAGTATCCATAACAATACGCTTCGTTTCCTCAGGTATCTGTTTAGAACGTAAAACCTCATTAACAGTTTCGGCTTCCATCTTACTCGTAGAAGCATCAATATTGGCTTCTTGAGCCATATTAACACGAACCTGTTGAGCAGCAGACATCATATTAATACCAGTCTGCATCGAAGTAGATGCGGAATTAACCGCATTACCTAAAACATTCTCAACTCGAGCTGCAACACCTTGAGGTGAACTAGCACCGCCTTGAGAATAAGCCAACATAGGCGATAAACCCGCAGCTTTCATATCTGCGATCGCCCTTTGATAAGACGTATTTGACATACGCTCTTGAAAATCCATCTGCTGTTGAGTTTGAGCAATATTGGCCTCATTCGCAGATTGAGTACCAATATAAGAACCAACTCCACCAGCAATACCGCCTAATAGCGGAGCAATAGGCGAAACAGCTTGAGTAATCGGTTTAGCAACCGAACTCACAGCATCAAGAATACCACTAAATAAACCCATACTAACGCCCTCCGGTTGTTTCCTCACTACTCCTTACGGAGTAGTCGAGGTATATAAAAACCATTATCAGAAATGGTCAATAAGGCCTGGAACACTATACATAGGCATAGGTCTAGCCATCTTACAATCAAAGAAAGCATCCATCAAAAATTGCTGACCATTAGCAGCCGCACCAACTGCGGTTGTACGCTCAATAGGAGGCGTATCAACAATAAACTCATCATTCAACAACGGTAATGTTGTGAAATTCTGAGAATAATGCCATGGATCAATCGTACCGGCAGAAGTAGAACGAAACAAACCAGTAATCTGACTTAGTTTGTAACGGTACTCAGCCCAGCGCTCTTGATAACCAAACACATCATCATCAGTTGATGTACCAGTAACATAAATTTCCTTGTTAAGAATAGCTTGCTCACCCAAATGAGCAAATACAGGGAAATAAAAATCATAACGCGTTTCACGCGACCACATACGTGGTAAACCTTGCTGATAAGTCAAATCAGCACGAACGTTAACTAATCCGATAATATATCCATGTTCTTGAGCATGATACGTAAAACCATGTCCCTGAGCCAATGCAGTACCCATAGCGGCCAAGTTACCAAGCGGAGTATCACCACCAGAAATCGCAGTTGCAGATGTCTGAGCAATCGGATTGACGTTAACATAAGTAGAACCTCCACCAATATATTCAGGACGTTGCAAACGATAATCTTGTGGAGTTACACCAAAATGTGCACGTAATAATTCTGTATAACGTGTACCACCACGAGCATCACGCTCTAACAAACGCTGAATTTGGAAAGATTGACGCAACTGATTAATAGTTGCAGCAGTTGCATCACTCAAATCAGCATAAAGACCAGACTCACCAGCAGTTACAACACCTAAACCCTTTAAAGTACCAGGATTAGAACCACTAACAGCAGTACCTGCAGCAGCATTATAGTTGCCAGTAGTAGCAGTAAATACACTAGATCCATTGTAAGCCATACCAAAATTGGTAACAGAACCATCAGTAATACCTAAAGCTTTACCATTACCAAAAACAGGAGCAGATGTACCTAAAGGTAAAGTAACGGCATCACCCTTTTGAGGCCAAGGCAAAGCACCTGTAAAATAATCTTTACGCTTACCACGACGTAACAATGTGTAATCAGTAGGATCATCACCTGAATCACCAGTATTAACAACTACTGAATCCTGTAAATTCTCATCTCGAAACCACTCGTTATAAATCAAATTATAAGCACGTAAAGGTAACGCATTATGCGTAACCGTATTAGAACCAGTAATCTGACCAGCTGTAGGCAATCCAAAATGGTCATAAATAGACCCAACTGCATAACCACCAGCAGTTGAAGTAATCTGAGGTACAACATAATCAATAGAATCACCAGGATTCTGTTGTTCACCCATAAACTTAACCCAATTAGTCCAAACTAATCGGTTAGGAACAAAGAAAAAGAAAGTATCCAGATGAAGATTATCCATCACTGGAAACAATGGCGTTGCCAAACGGGCAAACATCGTTGCCTTAACATTGTGCATATCGCCCGGAAGGACTTCATCACAATAAATAGGAACTAAATAACCACCATCAAAAGTGGTCTTATGAGCATATTGCGTATCGAACGAAGAACGCGGAATTTCCGCTTTCGGAACCATAGCAAAAGAATGACTACTTACTGACTTATTGCGATGCATAATTAAACTCCCGAAGTATTCCGAACTATTTGTTTCCAAATAGCCCGGTTATTAAAAAACTTACTCAGAACGAATCTTAACTTGCTTTCCCAAACAAATTTGTTTTGGTTGAGCAAGTAAATCAAAACCACCGGTGTTATCATCATAAACACCTAAATAATACAAATCAAAATCATCAGGATGAATATACATCTGATTATCAGGATGATCTCTATTAATCTCATCACTAAATTGACGAATAGCTACACCCTCTGTAGCAACAAAAGCTGGACGGCCATAAGCATCAGCTGCACGATCACGAATAGAAACAATACACATCTTCATAAAAACTCCTTAATCAATAGTACGTTTTAAAAGAGATAACTTAGCCAAAGCGACTTTTTCCTTTACAGCCAAACGCTCTAAAGTGTTATCTTGATGCCGAGAACGACATTCAATTTCCCTGGCAAACTGAATCATATCAAATTCTTCAGGAAACAACTCTTTATATTTATTATCATAAAAACGAGGAGGTCTACACTTAGACCCACGAACAACCACATGATCATGTGGATAAACATCATCTTTATACTTATCAAACCAAGCCTGGCCAATACCAGGCTTTAAAGACATCTTATTAAACTCTGGAGTCCTCTGAATAACCTCTCCAGTTTCAATATCAGTATAAATATTAGCCCACTTCCATTCATCTGATGAAAAATCCGATTTAACGGCTTTTTTCATAATATATCTAGCAGTATAAGCAGCAGATTCAAAAGTGAGAGTACCAACAGTAGAATAGCCATGCGGCCATAATTCTTCAAGTATTTTTGACGTATATA